CAGAGCCAGAAGTAAAAGTAGAAGACTTGAATAATGTAGAGAAAGTTCAGGTTATATTAATAGTGCTTATTATTGCCGGCATGTTTTACTTTGGTACCTAATGCCGCTTAGAGACTACCAGCAAGAGGCCTTAGACGCCTTAGAAAGCTATGTAGCGTCGCAAGAGGGTAACCCCCTTGTTGTGATGCCTACTGGCTCTGGTAAGTCTCATGTTATCGCAGACTTTGTTTTGCATATGAATCAACAAAACCAGCAGAATACTTTGATCGTAAGTCACGTCAAAGAGATCCTGCTACAGAATTATGAGAAGCTACAAGACGCTTGGCCTTACGGAAGTATAGGATTATACGGTGCCAGTCTTAAAAGGCGAGACAGTCAAAACGATATTATCTACGCTCAGCTTCAATCGGTTTGGAATAAAGTGGAACATCTCCCCCGATTTCACCTCCTCGTAATCGACGAGGCCCACTTAGTTCCAAAAGAAGGTGAGGGAATGTATCGTTCCCTCATCTCTTCTTTAAAAGAACAAAACCCAGAATTAAAAGTTGTTGGCTTTACTGCTACACCTTACAGACTAAATTCTGGAATGCTAACAGACGGCGATGGATCTATTTTTGATGATATAGCTATTGACTACGGAAGCGGTGAAAACTTTGTCAAGCTAATAGACGACGGCTATTTAGCACCTTTGGTAACCAAGTGTATGGATACTGAATACGATGTAGAGTCTGTAGGTATAAGGGGTGGAGAGTTTATCCAAACAGATCTACAAGAAAAAATGAACGATAGAGGAAGAACAGAAAAAGCTATTCAAGAAGTTCTTATCAAAGGCTTGAATAGAAAACAATGGTTAATCTTTTGCGCTGGTATAAAACACGCTGAAATGGTCTGCAAACTATTAGATTTCAGCAATATCAGCGCAAGGGTTATTAGCGGAGAGACACCTTCAAATGAAAGAGATCAATTAATAGCAGACTATAAAAGCGGTAAACTAAAAGCCTTAGTAAACTGCGATGTCTTGACGACCGGGTTCGATGCCCCTATCACCGATCTCATCGTCATGTTGCGCCCTACCCAATCACCTGGTTTGTATGTCCAGATGATGGGTAGGGGTATGCGCCCAGCTGAAGGTAAGAAGAATTGTTTGGTATTAGACTTTGCTAAGAATATTGAACGTCATGGCCCAATCAATCAAATCAAGCCAAGTCAAAAAGGTAAGCGCAAAAAGACCGGTCAAGCAATCGTTAAGTCTTGTCCTGCCTGTAAGTCCTATGTACCTAAGAGCGTAAATACTTGTCCAGATTGTGGCCATACGTTTCCTGCAAGAAAGATAGACTTAGATCTTATTTCATCTAAGTTAGATATTATTTCAAGCGTTGCAAAGAAAACTAAATACGAAATAAAAGTTATAGATATGTGGGTCGGCGAACATCAGAAGATAGGATCAGCCACCCCAGTATTAAAAGTGTCATACAAAACACCTAATAAAATAATTAGCGAATACATATGTTTTGAACATACTGGCTATCCACGTGATAAAGCTGTTAGATGGTGGAATCAAATGGGAACGCCTGCAAGTTTGCGAAAGTCTCCGCCAAGAACGGTAGAGGAAGCTTTATTTAGACAACTGGAGATACGTAAACCAAATTTAATTAAAGTAGATTTTTCTGGTAAATTTCCTAATATAGTTAATCACATATGGAGATAGGTAAACCAGCAGCATTTTATCCCTTTAGATCAGTAGGTGGGTTTGTTTATATTCCTTATCAAAAGACAGACTTTGAATTAGTTTTTAGGGGCGGACAAGATGATATGGATAAGATAGTTGAGTACTGGCATTTAATAAAAGCGCCAAGGTATTACAAAACCAAAAGCTTGGCAGAAAACTTACAAACAATGTATGACGATTTACAGTATTGGCCAAAGCCAATGTTAATTAACCAGGTCGTTCAGGCCTTATACTTGGAGTATGAAGATGAAGATAGATGAACTAAACACTTATGAATCAGAGCAAAGAGGGGAAGCTTTAATCTTTGCCGATATACCCAACGAGGCTTATCACGCCGGAGTCGGTATTAGTAGTAGTGCTATTCGTAGATTCGGCGAATCGCAACTGCACGCAATAGAACACGTGCAAGAAACCACGCCTGCTATGAATTTTGGAACGGCAGCTCATGCTATGTTAGTTGAAGGCGATGAAGCTTTTAATAACGATATAGCTGTATTGACTGGATCTCCGTATACCAACGCTAATAAAGAACTTAAAAAAGAATACGAGGAGAGAGGTCTAACCGTTATCAAAGAAGCTGAGTTAAATCATATTAAAGGTATGAAAGCCAATATGATAGAAGAGGGTAACATGTATCTTAATCCAGAAGGTAAGCTTGCTGAGGCTAGTTTTTACTGGTATGAAGATGAAGTTTTATGTAAATGTAGACCAGACGTTCTCTGCCCTCCTCTTTCAAAACCTTATGCCGATAGTAGTGTTGTAGTAGTAGATTATAAAACAACGCAATCCTGCGATCCTAAAGCCTTTGCTGGATCTGTTAGAAAGTATGGTTACGATATGCAAGCGGCTTGGTACAGAAGAGGTATTCAAAAAGCTGGATTCAAGGTCCAGGAGTTTGTCTTTGTAGCTCAAGAGAAAGTACCACCTTATGCTGCAAAAGTATTTAGAATTACAGAAGAGCAAATGGATATTGGCTGGGAAAGAATGGAAGGCTTTTTAAAAGACTATAAAAATTATTCAAAAGGCGGACATTTATCTATTTATAACTCGCCAAATATTGTAGACTTAATACTATAACTATTATATTTACAAATATGCAATATATGTCGAAATACATCTGTGTCTATAAAGACGAGCAAGAACTCCAAGCGATTATCATACCAGCTCCTAATCAGGATACAGCTGAGTTCTTTGTTAAGTTTGGTAAGACGTTAGATCCAGAAAATGATTTCGACATATTAAGTATTACCAAATTCAATCCAACAGAACATATCAGTTTAAGAATTCATTAAGAAAAGGCTAGGTGGGAATCAGACTTTACGGAGAATGATGGAGGTCCCTTATGGCGTCCTAGCAAGCCAATTAAATTATAACGAAGGCTTAGCCGGTTTAGCAGCTGAATCTTCAGTTACCCAAGCAGGTGGAGCGTCAGCAGATTCTGCTTTCATTCCTTCTACTGCTTTAAATTCAAGCACTTTGTTCTTGTCGCCGTAATCTGGGTTATCGCTTTTCTCTATACCGAGTTTACATATAACCTTTCTACCAACAAGCTCAGAGGCATTCGATGGTGGATTATCTTGCAGACCCAATGCTTTTAACAATTTAGCAAAGTTTCTAGAAGCAATCTCTCTTACCATTTCTTGCTTACTGGAATCACTATTGTTATACCAGAGATTGTAATTCTCTCTAATGATCCAGTTGTTATACTTATCTTCATCTACCTGCACTTCTAATTTCAGGTAATCATTACCAGCTGCGGATGTAGTCTTTTCGCAAACACTAATCCTGCATCTGTAATCGCCCTCTGGAATAAAGGAGTTACCTTCATCCTTCGTATCGAAATCAAACTTGACGTCAGCAAAATCGCTCATTTATCTTCTCCTTTAGTAGTAAAACCAAGTTTATTAATAACATATGATAGGTTAGGCTCTTCAAAAGAATCTAACTTACCACTCCTATCCTTAGCGATATAGTTATCGCCAATTGTTGTTTGCAACCATCTATTGGTTACTTTCTTTCCTTCTTCGTTCTCTTCGGTGAATGTTCTAAGGCATAACACCTCATCAAAGAAGTAAGGAATCTGTGTCGGCAGTTTAGCACCAACCATCATAGGCTGATAGTGAAACATACCTGTTGACTCATCTCTGAGTTTGTCTTCTTTAGCAACAAAGATTACGTGAATCTTTAGATCTCTAAACCTACGCATAGTTTTGGTCATAACTTCTATAACCTCTCCATAGGCTCTTCTAGGATCTTTGGATCTGGCTTTCTCTTGCGCTAATAATAATTCAGACATCTCAGTCACACTATCTAAACAGACAGTATCGTAATCAAGTTGTCCACTTTCTAACAACTGTGCAATCTCTTCAATCTCAGATGCTTCTTTAACCTCAATAGCGGTTACGTTATCTGCATCTTTAATAGATAACAGACCAGCCTCCATACTAATAATTAAAGTCTTACCTGGTGCAGTAGCACACGTTGTTGTTTTACCGGTGCCAGAGGCACCATAAATTAAAAGTTTGGCCCCTTGGTTTTCTACCAACTGGCTAGGACTTTTAATACGTTCTAGGATATTCGACATATTCTTCTCCATAAATAAATAAAAACCTATTTTAAAATAAAAAAATATAATATACAATAGGTCAACTAGATAAATTAACGGAATGTATAATGAACGAAATTAACCCAGTACAATGGAAGGTTAATTATCTTTGGAGAATAAAGAGTTTAGCTGATAAAGAACTAAGCGTCTACACGTCTCAAAAGATTGAACCTGAATATAAGGAGCGAGAAGTGAGAAGAATAACCCTAAAGGAGTATATCGAATTTGTAGGTATTGAGCCTGCGGCAGAACTGTTTGGCTGTTCGCCAGCATCAACCAAAGCTTGGAGGTATGGAATCAGACAGCCCTCTATTAAACAAGCTAAAAAAATTATTCACGCCTCTGGCGGGAGATTAGATTTTGAATCTATCTTTGGACCTGTAGAAGATGGTGTTGAATAAAAGTGTTCAATTTAAACGTAACAGCGCAGGATTCTGCGTTGGACTTAGCTCTTGCGTATGCTGAATATGGACTGAGCGTTATACCTCTTCAGAGGCATAATAAAGTTCCGCCTAAAGAATTAGGCAGTTGGGAAAAGTATAAGACAGAGCAACCAACGACAGAACAGATAGAGGAATGGTTTAAGGACAGAAACGATTTAGTTGTAGCCTTAGTCTGCGGTAAGTTTATTGTCGTAGATGCAGATACACCTGAGTCAGTTAATTGGGCAGAAGCCAATTTACCAGTAACGCCTTTTAAAGTAGCGACTGGTAAGGGTATGCACTATTACTATAACAATCCGGAAAACTTTACAACTTACGTAGCTAGAAGGACTGAATCAACAGACCCGGCTAAACTTATTGACTTACGCGGCGTCGGTGGCTTAATCATTGCTCCACATAACATACATGCTACTGGCGCCATCTACGAACCTATTGTCATACATGACTGGGGCCTAAACGATATTGACGATCTTCCAGACTTTACCAAAGAACTTTGGGTAAAGATTACCGGAGCAGAAAAACTAAACGGTAAGCCCATATCTGCTCCGTTATCAATCAAGGGCGTAAAGGAAGGAAGTAGAAACGACCAAGCAGCAAGACTTGCTGGTTATCTAATAGCAAAAGAAATAAACGTAGATTTTGTAGAGTTTTTTGTTCAATCTTGGAACAGACAAAACAACCCACCTTTAGATGAAACAGAAATATCTACTACAGTTAATTCAATACAAAAGACGCATGATCGTAAAAACCAACAAGCACCTGCTTATATAAAAAGTACGCATTCAATTGCTGAGCCAACTAATTTATATAGTCCTCCAGGCGTTCTTAAAGATATATACGATTACTCAGAGAATATAGCCAAGATATCTCAGCCAGCTATAAGTATGCAGGCTGCGTTATCTGTTGGATCTGTTGCAGCAGGAAGAATGTATAGAACAGATATGAACAACTTTTCATCTTTATTCTTTATGTGTATTGCTAAATCAGGTCAAGGTAAAGAGAACGTCAAGACAGTTGTTGAATCTATATTAGATAAAGCAGACCATTCTGAATTAATGGCTGGTGATGGTTATACATCTAGCGGTGCTATCTACTCTTTGCTTAGATATAAACCAACTCATATAACGATTATGGATGAATTTGGTAAACGTCTTGAAAGCATATCTAAAGCATCTAACTCAAACAAAGAAGACGCCTTGCAAGTGCTAATGGAAACTTGGGGTAGGTGTCATGGTGTCTTGCGTCCAGATAATTATTCAATGATGACGCTCAATCAAAAGCAACAAAAAGAGGCTATGGATAGGTCTACAATTAAACCTGCTATTACGCTGGTCGGTATGAGTGTTCCTAAAAACTTTTACGGTGCTTTATCAACTGGACGTATTGTTGACGGTTTCTTAAATAGATTTATTGTCGTTGAGTCTCACGTGCCAAGAAGCGTTGGCAGAATGATACCTTATATTGAGCCACCTAAATCTGTATACGATTGGGTGACTGATGTAAGACAAACTAATAACGAAATGGAGCAGATAGCTAGAGATAATGCTGAACTAGATTTTAAACAACGCATACTTACCTTTGATGATGATAGTAGAAACCTGTTGGAAAAGCTTGCATACGATTTAGTAGACCAACAAAACAAATTAGAAAAAGAAGGCTTAGAAGTATTGCTGTCTAGAACTAGAGAGAAAGCCATGCGTCTTGCTTTGATAGGAGCCTTAGCAGATAACAAACGAGCTAGAACTATAAGCGGTGATATAACTCAATGGGCTATTGATTACGTGTATTACTACGACCAGTTATTGATAGAGTCTTGTAAAGATAAAGTTGCAGGATCTGAAATGGAGGGACGTATTAAACAAATACTTAGCTTTATTCGTTCTCAAGGCGAGTGGGGTATCAGCAAGCGTGATATTGATAGGCGCGAAATATTTAGAAGTATGAAGTCATACGAGGTAAAAGAGATTATAGAAAGACTTAAAAACTCAGGAGAGATACAAGAAAAAGATGTAAAGAAATCTAATACAGGAAGACCAACAAAACGTATTGTTGCAATAGATCCTGAATTTTTTAACGAGGATTAGTATGAAAATAGATAGAAGAGCCTTAAAAGAAAGTGTAAGTGATGTAGGCGTTGGTATTCTTATTGCTATACCTTTAAGTTTTGCTGTATTGAATGTATGCACTTATTTGGAATTAGCCAATCTAACCATCTCAATAATTCAAGTTGCAGTTTTTACAATCGTTGGAATTATTAGAAAGTATTGCGTAAGAGTAATATTTAAAAAAGGAGATATGAATGGAACAACCTAAACCCAAAATGGAAAATATCAACGATCAAAAACGAGAGGAACGTGTTGCTGGTTTTATAGAAGGACTCTGGAATGTTAGGTGTCATAAGCTTCCAGTATCGTACGGCCTAGATTACTGGTGCGAAAGTAAAGAAGTTTCTTTCTGGCTGGAAGTAAAATGCAGGAGTTTTGGTATAGATAAGTATGACACTTTATTGCTTTCTTCCAGCAAGTTGCGAATGGGTGCTGCTTTATCAGCCGCAACCAATCATCCTTTTGTTATTGTCTACGCTATGACTGATAGCGTATACAGTCATACGTGGCAAAGAGATAAGGTGTATGACGTTAGGTTTGGAACGGTAGCAGAGCCTATATACGAGGAAGATTCAGAGCCATACATACATTTTAGTAGAGACGAACTTGAATGCTTGTCTCCGCATCCTCTTGGATTTGATAGAGAAGAAATGGGATTAGTTAAAAATTATAATAAGGATAAGTAATGGTAAATAGTAGAAACAAAGGCGCTCAGTTTGAAAGAGATGTAGCCAAAATATTAAACGAGTTTTTTGAGGCAGAGGGTATTGATTATCAAACTAAAAGAAATTTAGATCAATACCAAGGTGCTGGACAATGTGATTTGAATATGCCCTATCATGCTGTCGAGTGTAAGTTTTATAAAGAAGGTACAGGATTAAAAAACGCTTGGTGGAACCAGGTGTGCGAATCTGCGCAAGGAAGAATACCGGTTTTAATATTTAAGTTTAATAGAAAACCAATACAAGTATGCATACCCTTGCATGCAATTAATACTGAGTGGGAAGAAGATAATAAAAAGATAGCCTTTATGCCTATGGATGAATGGTTGGAAATATTAAGAAGAAATTGGAAAGTCTACTCAACTAAGTCTTTGTAATCTTTGAGCAATATCTATATTAGCTGGAGATCCGCCCAATAGACTTTGACTTACAGGAGCTTGACCAGGAGTTGGAACAGCTGGAGTTACATCTGGAAGATCTCCAAGATCTGCAGACAATCTAGGTTGAGTTACTTCTCTTTCTAAATTTTGAATTCCTTGTAAAGTAGGCGTTATTTTTTCTTCAATTTGTTTTCTATATTCTAACGCTTCAGGGGATTTTAAAAGTTTATCTAATTCAATAGATGATTTCATAGAGGTTTGTTCTGTTTCTTCTTGAATATTTTGAGCAAGAAGAAACCTTGCCAACCTTTCAAAAAATTCAATAGTTTGCAAAACAGATCCTTTATCAGTTTTAGCCATAAGTCTTACAATTCCTGGGTTACTTAAGGCTGTTGTTAAAACTTTTAAACCCACAACTGTAGGCATAATTGCTAAATCTAAAGCATTTACTCCAATATATCCAGCAACTATACTTCCTGCAGCATTTCCTTTTCCTGCTGCTACTTGTAATTGAATTGATTCGTCTAGGGCTTTTAGTCCATCCACCACATCTTTTCCAAGCATTTCAATCAAAGTATCATCTCCGTAAGAGTTCATAGAAGCCCTTAGATTGCCTGGTTTAAATATATCTGTTAATTTTGCAGTAGATTTTAAATCGCCAACAGTTACTGCTTTTGTCAAAAGTTGTCCTAAAGCATTCTCTCTTATAATCTCAAACTCTTCTGGACTTATCATTTTTTTTGCAGTTGCTATTTCTTTTGCAGAGCCGGGTCTAAATAAAACGCTAACAACTTCATCTGGAGTTTTTTCGTTTACGGCTTTCATAAATTGAGTTTTGTTAATTTTTTCTTGAGCTTGAAGAATATCTGCTTTATCTTTTAAATTTCTTAATAAAGCATTTGCTGTATCAAGTTCTGGTACTATTGTTTCTATTTCTTTTTGCCCAGCCATTTTTAACTGTCCTGGAACCTCTGCTCTAGCTAAAATTTGATTAATTTCTTTAGATGTTATTTTAGGATCAAGAACTGATAACTCTTTTAATAATTGCATGTTTTGATCATATTTTGGTCCAAATAACGTTCTTAATGTGCTTCCGTAGCTTTTAACTTCTTTAACAAATTTAGATATATTAACTAATCCAGTTTTTACGTCTGTAGTCTCATCAACAATATTTTTAAATAATAATCTTTGCAACTCAGATGTTATTTGCTCAACTCTGTTTACATTTGTTTGATAATAATAATTTCCTTCAGCATTCTTTTTTTGACTTCTAATTGCTTGCAATATTCCATCTAAATTATTTTTGTTATTTTTTTTAACAGTAGCAGAAAAAACCTCGTCTACATCTATTTTTTTTGATCCATTTTTTATTTGACTTATAATTTTTTGAACAACAAGGTTGTCGTATTTATTTATATTTTTAGCAAAATCTTTATTAGCTACACGCCAAAGTCTTACAGAATTTTTTAAAGTATCTTGATCTTTTTTTGATATAGGAAATTCTGTTTTTACAAATGCAGAACCTTCTTCAATGTCATCAAATATTTCATCTATAGATTTTATTATTTGTCTATTTATAGAGTATATTCTTAAATCTTTTTTTCCCTGAGACTCTAAAGCTAAATTTTTTCCAATAAAACTTTTTCTAATATCTACCAATTTTAGTAAAGTATCTACACCGTCTTTTTCAACGCTTTTTTCTAAAAGTGCCAAATATTTATAACCTTCCTCAGCCGGCAATAAAGGATTTTCATCTTTTACTTTTTCTATTAATTCTTTAAAAACTCCAGATTTATTTGCTATGTGTTTTTTTACATTTTCACTTAAGCCGCTACTAGATTTCATTAAGTCCGTAGACTTTGAATACATTTTTTTATTTGTAGTTCTCCAAGTATTAAAAGAATCTTCTACAGCCTGCATTAAATTTTTACTAACGTTTTTTTCGGTAACCGGATCGGCATATCTTATAGTACCCATTTCATCTAATAAAAGTTTAAATAATTTATCCTGCTTTACATCTGTTAGCTCTATGTCTTTTAAAAGTTTGTTATATGTAAGCTTTGCTCCACTTGATGCAAAACCCCCTGCGGTTGCAGCATCTACAAAATTTTCTATAGACGCAGATTTATTTCCTAATGTTGCAAATAAATCATCTATTTGGTCTGTTAAATTTGTAATAACTCTTTTTTCTCTAGTAGATGCACCGGTAACAGTTTCTCCCACCGTTTGAATCCTAGAAGCTAAAGCTTTTCCTAAAGCAGCTTGATTAACAATACCTTTTGTTAAGGTTGGTTTTATATTTTGCTTTTTAAATTCTTTTAAAATTTCTTTATATGGCGCTTGATATCCGTCATCGTTAATGCCTTTTTTTAGGGCTATTTCTTTACTTACTTTATTTACATCTTTAAGGTTATAACCCTCCATAATAAATCTAGACTTATCTACTTTTCCTATATCTGCAGTTCTTCCAAAGTAAGTTCCATATAAAGCACCCAAACCCTCTGCTGCACCTTGGGCAACAGTTCCGTATGCAAATTCTTCTTTAAGCATATCTGCTATTTTTGCGCTGTCTTGCAACTGTATTCCTGCTGCAACTTCAGCAGCCTCTTCAATACCTTTACCAACCGCAGAACCAGATCCGGCAGCTATTGCTCTAGCAAGTCTTGGTTTATTAAAAAGTAAATTGGTTAAAGATTTTACCACTCTTGTTTGAGGTGAAAGAAAAGATATTGCTGTTAAAACAGGTCCTGCATACCCAAGCAGGTCAGCCCAATCTCCTGAGCTTGAGCCTTTCTCATCTATTATAATGTTTTTTGAAGATGGCTTTAATCCATATCTTCTTTGACCCTCAGGGGTAAGAGCAAGCTTTCCGCTAGAATCTCTTGTAAACCCTTTTGAGCCAACTAAATTTTGTAGTATGTTTTCTTTTTCGCTAACATATTTACCGTCTTCATCTACAAAGTCTTCTGCTGTAGAAAGCAGACCCCTTAGCTTTAAATCGTTTATACCCGTTTCGTAATCAAAAAAAGCTTGATCGTAAATTTTAGATCCTTCTTTTTTTGCAAGTTCAGCTTTTACAATAGCTCTTGCTTCCTCTTCGCTATTAGCTTCTACCCTAATTATTACGTCGGGTGCTACTCTTACTCCATACTTCATGTTATAAGTCTATTATAGTAAAACCAGATAGAGAGTCTTGAAAATCTTTTAACTCATCTGTATCGTAACTTCCTTTTAAGGAACCTGTTAAAAACTGTAAAAGACCTTCATCCAAAGATCCGGCATCTCCAAATTCTTCTAACAGTCCATACTCTGCTTTAGCGGTTCTTTGGGCAACTAACTGACCTTCTCTTGCGCTTCTTATGTTTTCTTCCATTTTTTGTCGCAAGGCTCCAGGAGTTGTTATATCAAAATCTTCTAAACTACCGGCAATTTTATCAGCTATTTCCCTATCAGTATTTGAAATAGTTCTACTAGACTCATTTAATATAGCTCTAATATTTTTTTGTTTTAGAATAGTTAAAGCAACTTGAGCTTTTCCTCTTGGGGATTGATCATTTATTTGTTCTGGGCCAAGTCCTGCAAGAGTAAGAAGTCTATCTTTTGCAACTCCAAGTCTTGCTGCTAAACTTGTAATATCTCCGGTATCCAAATATGACTTGACAATATTTGCAAGCCTTTCTGTCGAGGCTGCTTCCTGATAATCTCTATAAGATTTGCTTAAGTTTATTTTTGAATCTCTTACAGCTGTTACTATACCTTTATCTCTAGGCCCTAATTGTTTTAATCTTTCTTTTTTTAATTCTATTTCAGCTAGCGCTGCAGCTTCATCTGCCGCTTTTCTTTCCTTGGCTGCTGCAGCTGCTCCAACAGCAAGGCCGGTAGCCATATCTGGAGAAGTTGCTAGTCCAGCGCTTAGATTACTTAAAAGTCTTATAAAGTTTGGATTGTTATAAAAAAATGAAGAAACTTGTCTTACCTCAGCGTCTGAATCATCTATTGTTTCCGGAAGAATAGCATCTGCTCCTTTTTTAGATATTACATCCTTTACCTCTTTGTTTATTGGAAGCCCGTCTTCTCCAAGTTCTTCTTCGGTTTTTAAAGTTTTTTCAACATCTTCTGCAGTATCTTTTATATCTTCTACAGTTTCTTTTGTAGCAGCTTCTGGGGTAATTGGAGTTGGCGAAGTCTTTTCTAAATCTTCTAATTGTTTTGATAGGGTGTCTGGAGTTACTTCTCCTACAGAGGCTTCTAAAATAATACTGTCCAAAGTTTCTGGAGTTTCTCCACCTGTTAATTGATATTGTTTTATTTCCTCTAAATTTTTTAAAAATCCAGATTGACTATCTAAAGGAGTTTCAAATATATTTAAAGGCTCATCTCTTCCAGCGGCTTTTGCTTTTTTAGCAGCCTCTCTGCCTCTAAAGATTCCAACCATTTCTGAGCCTCCTAATTTTCTTGCTTGATTTACCAAGCCTTCTATTCCTTCTTTTGCAAAATCAACTGCAAATTTACCAGTTTCTGATATTAATTGTCCTGGTCTTAAACCAAGTCTAACATCTCCTAACCCGGTAAATTCATCTACTCCTCCTACTTTTATAGACTTTGGGTCAACCCAGGTTGAAGACCTACCTAAAGCTTCTGATTCAACAATTGCCGCTAAATCACTTCCATATTCTGCTTTAGGGTTTAATAAAATTCCTGATATAGTTCTTGCATTTTCTCCTGCAAGAAGCGATTTTAATTTTTGAGGATCAATTGAAAAAATTCTACCGTCGCTTGTTCTGTATTCATTTGGAGCTAGACCTGTTGTTGAAAGAGGCTCCTCTGTTACCTCAACAGCATCTAACGAAGCTAGACTTGGATCTGTCATTTCAACAGAAGTTTCTGGTAAAGCCAAATATTCTTTAGCTTCTTCGTCTGTTAAATTAAAGTTTACTTTTAATCCAAGGATTTGGTTCTCTGTTCCTAAATCTTTAGTAGATTCTATATATTTTCTAATTTGATCTAGTTCTACATTTTTAGGTAGCTCTACTTTTGGAGCCTGTCTTTGAACTACTTTGGTTTCTGGAATCTCTTGAAATACGTTTATATTACCAGTAAATTCATCTGCACCAGGACTAGCAATTGCTGGATTAACGCTACCGCCTAAACCACTTACCACACTTTCTATTTCTGAAAAAGAAACATCTGGAATCATTTCTTTTATTTCAACTGCGTTATAACCTTGAGATACGTAATATTGAATTAACTTTGGTATATCAACTCTAGGCTGAGGTCCAGCGTTTACCACATCTCCCTGAGCAAACATTCTTCTTTGTAATATATTCATTAGCCTGTTGTTGTCCCTGCTCCATATCCATAAGGAGCCTGTCCTGGCATTAAGCTAGCGTAAGCTCCCAGACCTGCAGCTAAACCTTGTTGCATTGGATCAACAGGCATGCCGTAAGTTTTTCCAACTTGAGTTGAGCCTGCTTGATACTGAGGAGCAAAGCCTTGCATAAACTGCATAGCTCTCATCGGATCTTGTCTCATCGCTTCTCTGTAATCGTATTCTCTGCCGTATTGAGTGTCCATCAAGTCTCTTGGCACTCTGCCTAGACCCATCAGCTCTTCTCTTTCTCTCATACCCATTTGCTGATAACTTTCTCCTAGTCCGCCTAGTTTACTTCCAAAGCCAGCCATTCTGCCGCCTATTCCGCCTAGTTGTTGGCCGTATCCTGCAAGAGATGCTCCAATACCTCTGGCCAGCTCTCCTCTTTCTCTTCCTAATCCCATTATATCTCCAGCGTATCCACGCCTTGCGCCTGCTAGAGTTTGACCGTATCCTGCTTCTCTTTCACCTGCTCTTTCAAGAGCCTGTCTGCCAAATCTAGATTCTTCAATAGCTCTTTGTTGCGCAGTTCCAAAACCTTGAGAACGTATGTTTGCTAGAGCTTCGCCTAAACCTCTACCTAAAGCTGCCTGTCTTTCGCCGGCACCTAATCTTGCTCTTGAACCAAATGCAGATTGACCGCCTGATTGTATGTCTCTTGCTCTTGCTGCTATATCTTGCTGAGCGCCGCTTTTCATCACATCTTGAATGGTTTGTTGTACAACTTGCTGCTCAAACGGATCGTAGAATGCTGCTGTTGATCTTGGGTCAAAACCTCTTAAAGAAGCTCTTTGATAATCTCTTGCTGAAGGTCCCTGTCTGCCAAGGCTGCTCATCAAGTCTCCAAGACCAGCTCCGTATTGTTGCTCTGCTTGCGCAAAGTAGGGTTGTTGTAAAGCGCCAGATCTTCTAGTTGCTCCTATAGCCTCACCTAACAATCCTCTTTCTTCGCCAATTAAACCCATACCTCCAAGCAAAGCTTGTTCCTGAGCTTGTAAATATGGTTTGTATCCGCCGATACCGCCGTATGCTTGCTGGATAGCAGCAGTTTCCAAAGGAGAAAGACCAGCGGTCTGTCTCATTGTTGGACCCATATCTAAATATTTTTGCGCTGCTCTTCTTGAACCTGCTAATAAACCTTCGTAATCTGGAGAACCAAAATATAGTTCTCTTACAAAAGGATCAGAAGTTATTTGACGTCTATCTATTGATTGTATTACTGGGTTAATAGGTTCTGCCATTATATTGCCTCAAAAATATCCATTAGTTCGCGCATGTTTTCTACGCCTTTTTTACGAGATGGCTTACCGCCTTGAACAAGTTCTATACCTGATTTATTTTTCTTTACGTTAAATGCGCCAGCACCTCTAGTTGCTTTTGCAGTCATCACATATTCACCGTCGCTTAACATCGCAGGTATATCATCTGAAGTACCTGTACCTGGGCCTGCTGACTCGCCGCCATCTCTCATATCTAATTCAGCAACTCCGCCTACGTTAAAATATTGTCGATATACTGGACCGCCCATATTGAATTCTAAAGCTTTTGGAGCTGGTCCTAAACCAAACTCGCCTCTAGTTCCGCCTGTTCCTAATTCTTTTGATAATTGGTATCTGCCAAGCTCATCCATCATTACAGCAGGTGTTGCGGCCAATCCTCCCTTTCTTTCTTTGGCAGCGTCGTATGCAACTTTACCCAGCAATCCGGCTAGAGCTGCTGCGCCTAAGTCTCCGCCCATTCCGCCGCCTCCTGCTCCGCCAATAAGGCTGCCTAAGCCACCCTCTCTTACTGGATCAGATGGTTTACCTTTTATAAAGTCTTCAATAAGACCAATTCTGCTTTGACCAGGAGTTCCTCCGCCAAGAAGGTTTCTTAAAAAACCGCCACCAGAAGTAACTTGATTTAAACTATCTGGTTGAATACCAGCAGCTATCATTTGGTCTACTTGAGCTTGAGTATATGTTTCTCCAGTAGTAGGATCTTCATACATAACTTCTTCTTGTCCGCCGCCAAACATACTTCCTATACCTTTTCCTATATTTCCGAAAAGACCAACATCATCTTCACCTTTAAAAATAAATTCTCCGGCTCTGTCTTTTAAACCGCCAATACCCTTGCCTAAGTTGCCAAATAATCCAACGCCATCTGAGCCTTTAGTAACAAACTCTTTTATATTTCCAAAAATGTTTCCTTTTCCAGCAGCGCTCGCAGCTCCTGTTTTACCTCCTGCAAATGCGCCAATAACTGTACCAAGGTCACCTTTACCTTTAGCCAAATCTACAACAGCTTTTCCTCTGTTATACATAATTGCAGGCCCTTGCCAAGGACCAGGAATAACAGCTGCTACTGGAGCTAGCTTTTTAACTACTTTTTTAACTTGTTTAAATTTTTTCTTAATCCAACCAAACTCTGGCATTCCTGTAATAGGATTAATAGACATACCTGCGCCAACAGTATATTCATCTGGAGATAGGCCTACAGCCTTCATCTCAGCTTCTATACGAGCCCTTGTTTCTGGAGAGATAATAGGTGGTACGACCATTTCGCCTTGGGCGACGTGAGCCATATACTGGTCTTCATCTCTACCTAGTTTTGCTAATCCTTGTCCGCTATTGTCTATTTTATTCATCATACTATTGTAACCTTAATTTTCTTGACTGTTAATTGATTCTTCCTCAGAATTAAGCCAAAAAACCAATAAATATCTATCGCCTTTCTCAACTGCTAAACCTCGATGTAGGTGAGTATAGCTAGGAAATATTAAACCGCTACCTGTCGGTAAGGGCTTTATAATTCCCCTGTTTAAAAATTCTGTTCCGCCGCCTTTGTAATCGCCTGTATTTAGGGGTACTACAATACTAACATCTGAACTGGCGTCGTGGTGCCAAGCACCTTGTTTTTTATTCTTTAAATTGTAATTTGCTATCTGTATATTGCCACCTGTAACGTGGCGGTTCCATATCGTTAATAAGATTGGATTAATAACAGACTCAACTACGTGTAACAAAGAGTTATATAAATCTGGACATTTCTCACTTAAAACTATTTCTGGTATCTGTCTTAGTTCATCTTCATCTGGGTTTGGGGTAAATGCAAAATGTTTTTGCATATTGTTTATTTCATCTAACAATATTTTACAAAATTTTTCTGAAAACAAAGGAACGGTATAAACATCCTTTAAAGGTTCTGATATTAATCTTTTTAAAGCGCTTTCTTTTGGATCTTCCAAACCTCCACTTTTGTAAAAATTTACGATATTTGGAAGAGATGCTTTGGCTTTTTCTAAAGTTTCTTTATTTAAAAACCAATCAGACGGGTATGCGAGTAATAGATTTTTAAGCTCGTATTGTTGTTCTTCTAAATATATTTTTTCTGCTAGCATGTTGTTCCATATGTTAAGGCGTTGAAACCGTTACGCTTCCTACCGCCGATGTAGCAGAAACTCCTGTTAAGTAAGTGCGATGGCTCGTTAAATCAATAAACTCAGTCCCGTCAAATACTTGTAGCGTTTCTGTTGTTGTATTAAATATTAGCGTGCCTTGATTAAAATTCAAAGAATCACGTTCAGTAGTCGACAATTGTATCGTATTATCTGGATCTACTGATCCTAAGTTTATCTCTAAAATTCTTATAAGTCTATTAAAAACAGAAGCTGGCACATATTCACCTGTAGCAATCGGTAGTTGAGTTTGTAAGAGTTTGCTCATCTTCTACCGTCAGCTTTAATATCTATTCTGGTAGCCCCCAATCTCCAACCAATACCTAAGTTACCGTTGTTATCAGCGTCGTCGTTTGACTCAAAGCGCAATACCATTTGTCTTGCTCTGCCTCTAACATACGCTTGTTGCGTTGTTTCGCTTATTTCGTTTGTTGAATTAGTTGTTAAAGAATCTCCAGGAAAGTTTCTGGTTTTAACAACAATATTAATTGAGCCGTTATTTTGGTTTTCTATAAATTTAAAGTCAGGAATAATTCTTCGTATAAAAGTAAACTGATCGCCTTCGCCTATATCAAAGTCAGAGCTTTCTATAAAAACGTTAGTCATCGGCGATCCGTCGTCGTCAAAGCCTGTTTCTTGTTCGTATAAATATCCGCCGTTTACTGCTCTTGGAAAGTTTTCTATACCAGCATCTAACCAAGCCGTTCTGCTTAACTGGCCATACGTCCAAAGGTTTTCCATATAGTTATAAATAACATATCTGTCTATTTCGTCGCTGCTAGAAGAACAATAGAACCAACCTACTTCGTTTTTATCAGCAATAGTAAAAGCGTTTATTTTAAATGACTGTACTAAGTTAATATCGTTGAACACGTAATTATGAACGTTGCAAGGTATGGTTTGAACGCTACCGTTATAGCTATAAAAATTATTGTAACCCATCCAGTAAATAGCCGAAGGCGCTGTTACTGCTGCTTTGGGGCCAACCAATCCTGTTCCTTCGTTTACTAGGTTTACTGCAAAAGTAAATGGCGGTCCAACAAACTGCATGCTGTATAAAGCAGTATCAGTCCATACAAGTATTTCTTGCCTTGATTTAACAGCTCCAATAATAGATGAGCCAGATGATAGTCTTAACGAACCAGCAGTATTAGTAATTAAAGGCTCAAACTGTAAATTATCTTCTTGATCAGAAAAAGCTATAAGCATCGGATCTACTGTACCGGTTCTAGCTGTACCTGTACCATTTAAAGGATCTGCGCCCAATACAATCAAATGTCTATCTTTTTCAGAAGTAATAACTTGTAAGCCTACGGTTGGAACCAAGTTAGCTCCTGATATACCAGACATATCTACAGCTCTTGTATTTGTTCCGTTATTTTCTGTCCATTGATAAATACCACCGCCTCTAACATTCATTATTAGGTTTTCGCCGAAATGATCATGCGTCCAAATTCTTAACTGATTTACTACGGATAAAGCTGTAGCAGAACCAAAGGTTCCTTCACCCCAGCCGTTTAAACCCCAACCAGTACCAGGCACATATACATCTAATCCTACGTTTATTTGATAAGTTCCTACGGTACTTGAGCCGCCATTTCCTGTATCACTTGAGTTTGCTGTTACAGTAGCTCCGCTAGTATCTTTTGCTGTAATGGTATAAGTATCGGTTGTTACTGATACTATTTGATATTCTTGGTTTAAAACATCTGCTGTTATATTACCACCCAAGCTTACAGCTCCGCTAAAAGTAACAAAGTCGTTCATTACTGCGCCATGCGCAGTATCACTTACAGTAATAGTTGAAGATCCATCTGTTGCAGAAAAAGTAACATCTCCTGCTGCTGTAGTAGTTCTTATAGGCGTAACGTCGTTAAAGTTAGAACCTTCCTCTATATAATATTTAAAGGTTGTACCAAGTCCTAAATACTTGGTTCCCTCTAAAGCAACCCAAGGATGTAAAGCTCTGCAAGTTCCAAGAAAACTATTAGGAGTATTTTTAGTCCATCCGCCAAATTTTTCTGGATATCCTTTTCTAAAACGAACTAAGTTGACGTCAAACCAACCGCCCTCGTTACTATAATCGGTACCTTCTCTGTTGATACCTGGGTTAAATACTGCTTTCTGTAAGGTCATTTAAAGGCTCTAATTCTGGTATTTTGTTTATCGTTAATAAAGTTTTAATCAAAGACTCTTTTGAGTCAATCTCTTTTAATTTTTTTGCTGTCTTTGCATACTCTGTTTGGTTTCCATCTTCTGTATAAGGAATAAAGAAAACCTTATCAATAGGCAAGGCAACAAGGCAAAACATATCTATTTGCCCGTTTCCATATCTTACCATTTTATTTTGTCGAATGTTATCTTGCGTTCTTTTGCTGGTTCGTATTTCCCAACGATAATAATCAGCTCCCCTGCGTTTATAGGTGCTGTTTGTAGTCTTTACTTGTACTTTATAGAGTTGACCTTGATGGTCTAAAATTAAATCGGAACGATGCCCTGCTGGAGCTAAAATAACAGAGTCGCAATATCTCATCAAATATGACGCTGCCAAATATTCACCTGCTAACGCAATACGCGTTGTAGCATGTGGCATTTTATCTCCTTATATTTTTCCCCACTCCTTGCCTTCAAATAGTAGAGATTCTGCGTTTCTTCTCCTTACCAAACCTTCCAAAACTTTTCCGCCTGCTTTATTCCATCTTTGCATTTGCGCAGGCACATCTTCGTATTCTTTATTGTTTAAAACTTTTAACATCGTAGACGCTTTTAAATTAGCTGGACCAAGATTAAATACCCAAGATACTAAAGCGTCGAATTGGTTTTGGTTTAAATCTACTTTAACCAAATCGTTTATATATCCTTCGTATTCTTTCATCTCTTCTAATAAAAGATGATCAGCTTCTTCCTGAGTTATAGTATCGCCTTCTTTTACGCCTTTGGTAGAACCATATCCTATAGTCCAAACTCCTGCTGCACATTTATAAGCTTCAAGCTCGCAGCCTTCAAACTTTTTAATAAGGCATAAGCCTTCTTGAGATATATTCATATTAGTCTCCTTTGTTGCTTGAGTTAGAAGCCCCAAAATAAAACGAAATAATTGCGCTAGCCAGTCCACCTAAATATCCTAATACTAAATTAATTAAAGCTTCTGAGTTTTGTTCTGGCGGTTGTAACGTAACCAAAAATATATAACCTAAAAAGCCACCTATAGTTGCTATACCAATTATTCTTGCAGTCCAATCTTTAGAAAAGTAACCTCTAGCGTTTTCTTTTTCCTTTGCTTCTAAAGCAAAGATATCAACTTCAAGCTCTTTCATTTTTATTTCAAAGTCTTTTTCAGCTTTTTTAAGCTGTAGCATTTGTTCTGGAGTTGCATTTTGAATTGCTGTTTCAATAGATCTGGGGTTGTTTGGAACTCCTAATACTTCGGATATCATATTCGCAGCCATACCGCCCATAGGTCCACCCAAAGCTGTACCAAGCGTAGGAGCTACTGCGCCTACAACGTTTTTTAATAATCCTTTAAATTTCATAATAGAACAGATACTAAGGCTATAGCTAGAGCGCCTATAAAGCCAAATATTCCGAAGGTTGTCATTTTGATTGTATTGTTAATAGAAGCTATTTCGCTTTTTATCTCAGCAAACTCGTTGAACGCTGTCTTCCAACGCTCAGAACATTGAGCCTCATGCTTGGCAAGATCTGCCGCTACAGTTAGTGTGGTTGGTCTTTTTGTCGTCATTTATATAGTATAAACCTTTAACGGTTTCTTTTTTCCTTTTACGTATATTTTTTTATGAAAAACACCATTTTGCGTTTTCTTAATTGTAGCCTCGCCAATTAGTATGTCAACACCAGCTTCTTTTGTTGCAGACTCAAGACGAGCTGCTGTATTTACTGCGTCACCTATAGCCGAGTAATCAAACCTAGTATCGCTACCCATATTGCCAATAACTGCATATCCGGTATTTACACCAATACCAATCTCAACACCAAGATCGGCCATTTTAATTTTATCTTGTATTTCTTTTGCGCAAAGAACCGCAGCCATTTCATGGTCAGGTATATCTATAGGTGCGTTAAATATTGCCATCATCGCATCGCCAATATATTTATCTACCATACCATCATACTTTTTAACTGTATCTGCTTGAATAGTTAAAGCCTTATTCATAATCTTGGTTACTTCTTCTGGTTCTAATTTTTCTGATAAAGATGTAAAACCTCTAACGTCTGTAAATAAAAATGTGCAATATTTTTTCTCGCCTCCAAGTTTTAGTAACTCAGGATTGTCTTGTAATTGTTTTACTTGTCTTGGATCTAAATAATGTTCAAACTGTTTTTTAATCTCTTGACGCAGTTTATATTGTTTTTTGTAGTTTATATAAAAAGCAACGGTAGAAGTTATGATTTGAGAGATAAAAGTCCATGAAAAATCCAATAAAATGCCCTTCTGAATGCTAAAAACGCCTGAGAAGCCCGTGGTGAAGAGTAAAATTGTAGCGATACTTAGACCCTTAACTACACCAAGATAATTGATTGTGAGCCACGTCAGGGTGACAAAAATTCCCAAAATCAAAATTTCGGCTGCTAAATGCCATTCTGGTATTCTTGGAGAGCTTTGAATGAGAATTGACTCAGATAATGCTGCTTGAATTTTATGTGGCTCTAATAATCCTGCTGGAGTTGCAACTTGAGGCATAATTCCAGGAGCAGTTATCCCAAGAAAAACAAACTTACCTTCTACATCCATTTCTTGTAAATTGGTTTCTGGAGTTTTTACCCAACTAATCCACTTACGACCAAGACTATCAGTTTTAACCGGAGGCAATCCTTGAACAGTAATTTCCTCAATACCAAGTTCGTTGGTTTTAATAATATAAGTTTTTGCACCTACTAAACTTTTTAATACTTCTGTACCAAAGGAACTTACGTATCCGTCTGGGGTTCTAAACAATAAAGGGATTCTTCTAACCAGATTATCAAGATCGGTGGGTGCAGCAGATATACCTTCTTGTATATAATCGTTTCTAAGGTTGTTGGTATTTTGTACCACACCCTTTGCCAGCATACCACCAACATCAGGACCTTTGATGACCGTACCAACTGTTTTTGGGTATATTTGATTTGGGTATTCAAATGAAGCCAAAATAGATGTACCATATTTTAAGGACTCTGCAAAAAATCTATCGCCCCCAAATCTATCAGGATGCGGAAAGCTAACAACCCAACCCACACCTAAAGCACCTTTTTCTATTAGTTCTGCATGTATGTTTCCCAATCTTTGTCTGGGTATAGGCCAACCGCCTTCTGCGTCTATATCTTCTTCGGTAATATTTAAAATAGTAAAGTAACCAGATGGTTCTGGCGTTTGAACAAAAGCGTCAAATATTTTTAGTTTTAATATTTCGGTAGGTGTACTTTGAAATATTAAAGGTAATCCCAGTATTATAAGTATTGGTAATAATAGTTTATTCATATTATTTATTAATTACTTTGGGTTATTTTTATTGTACTACCCGTTCCTCCGTTTACTTTTATTATTCTAGATACGCCATCTTGAATAAAAATAACAGTATAGCTACCAGATGAATCTATATCTACTCTGGCAGTATCGCTAACACTTCTTATCAAAGTAAGCATTTCTCCAGTTACGTAAGATGTAATTTGCGTATTTAAATCCTGGCCTAAATTAGTACCAACTAAATTTATAGATGTAGCGTCTTGGGCCAACTGATCTTCTTGCTTTATTTCTTGTAAAGCATCTATAACATCTAGCAAATCTTCTAAGAAATTAACGTCAAGATAATTTATATCTAACTCGGTAAATTCTAGTTCGTCTTCTTTAAAAAAATCTTCTTCTAAGTAATCTATATCTAAGTCGTCAAAGTCTAAAATGTTTTTCTTTTGCGTTTGTACTGTTTCTTCTAAAACGGCTTCTTCTTTAGGCGGATTTACGATTAGCATATTGTCAATAATATCTAACGTAAGATCTAAAATAACAGGAGAGCTTGGAGATTTTTCAAATACGTCTACGGTTGTAGCTTCGTAAGGTTTGTTTAAAGTAACAGTTCCCATCGCAGTTGTTACCAATATTTCGCCGCTGGCGTTACCAAATTCATCTGGTAAAAGTATTAACAAACTACGACCTGTTTCGTCTACAGTAACTGTAAAGTCTGTTCCTCTAATTGCTATATTGGCGGTAGGAGTCTTAAGGTCTATATTAGACTTATCTATCTTATTTAAAGAACCAGTAATAAATCTAGCCGTACCCAAACCAAAGGTGATAGCCATTTTAGACTTACTAGGATTTGGGTCAAAGATATATTCATCTATCGTTAGTTGAGAATGTTCCGTTAGTTTTACTTTTGAATCATCTAAAAACGTAATAGCCATACGACCATTCGTTGTTACAGCCTCATCGTTTTGTTGGATGTCAAAATCCAACTCGGCATTATACGGTTTTTCTCTTAAAACTCTAGCAGAACCTGATAGTTCAGATATGTTTCCTACATCAACAGCTGGTAGTTGTTCCGCCGTCGTTTTGAACGACGCAAATAGTACCGTTAGAACCAGTAGAGTCAATTCGTAACCAGTCTGCTGCAAGCGTTGACGATTGGGTGATATTAAATGTTCTGCTGTTACCTGTTTGGTCGAGGTAGAAATATCCGCCTGCATATCCGCTTCCTGTAAAGTTTATTGTATTGCTATCTCCGTCTACATCAACATAATTAGTAGCACCATCATAGTTTATATCAAAATCAAATGTGTTGCTGTCGCCGTTAATTATCCAGTCTAAATCAAGGTTTGAAGCTAAAGCACTTGTACCTACATCTAACGTAAAGGTATTAGAGCTTCCGGTAACATCAACATTGAAATCAGAACTGTCTATTCCATAAGTATCTGTTGGATCCCCTTGTATAGTAAAAGTATTACTATCGCCGTCAAACTCAAAAAAACCAGTAATATTATCGCCTAGAATGTCACCTAAGAATTTATTAGTATTACCTATTTGGTTTATATCTAGCGTTAAATTCAAACCGTCTAAATCTAAAGCGGTAAGCGTACCTGCGACAGAGTTAAGACCGCCTATAATATTAGATGAGCCTAATTGCTCTAAATCTATATTTGCTGTTGCTCCGGACTGCTCAACGTATATTTCGTTATCTGCAGAATAAGCAGATAATCCAAAAAAAGTTAGTCCTAATATACCGTAGTAACTTACTACTCCTATATCATTTTTATTCATATATCTTCCAATATCCCTTTGTTGTTCCTTCTTTTATTGTTTGTAATACAGCTGTCTCTATAGCTGTTTGTAAGGCAATATTAATAGATTCGTTTCTAACTAAACCGTTTTCTATTTCAACAAGTTCTGTTGAATCGGTTATAAACCTAAACACATCCTGGTCAATAGATGCACTTAATATTGTTTTGGTTACGAGAACCTCTAGCAGCACTTTGCCGGTACTGACGGAAACTGTTCGTAAGGATATGGTAACGGTATCTTGTTTGTACTGTCTAGACATTCCTATCCCAAGATATCTAGCACCTGCGCCACCAGATTTTACGTTGCTCTCATATGATATCACGCCTCCTTGCATTATCAAACCAGCAAACATCAAGGGTTGAAGTTTTGTATCTTCTTTAAATTCTTGCCTGGTACTGCGAATAATCTGACGTTCTTTGGTTACGTTGTCTAAGCCAACACGCTCTACAACCTCAAAAAAACCATCGTAATTACTACCAGCATGTTTTAAAGCCCTAATAAGATAGGCATCTGGAGCTTGAGTAACAGCAGAAGAAAAGGTTGCATACGAACTATTGCTTCGTCTTTGGCCGGTTTGATCGGCAAAAGATCCTTGATAAATGGCTACAACAGGCTTGGTTTTGTTATTGGCTTTTATATTAGCAAGTTCTGGAACTAAAAGGGTGCCAACTTCTGGCTTTTCTATTTTTTGTATGGGAGGTAAATTATTTTCTAACGGATCTATTATTAACGCGCAACTAGAAAGTAAAGCTGCCGATAGGAAGAGATATAGTTGTCGTATTACCATCTGAGTCTGTTATATTTAAAGTTATAATTCCGTCAACAACATTATACTCTATTCTATTACCCTCTAATTCTAATACGCCGCTATCGCTAGGTGTTTCGCCAAATAAATTTTCTACCAACTGTCTTGATAGTTGAGCGTAAATTCTAGATTCTAAATTACGTATAAACCTAGCTAAAGTAGTATTTTCCTTATCTCTTTCTATTTCATCTTGTAACGCTTTTAGTTCTGCTTTAAGCGTCATCTTACGAGTATATTGTTGGTTCTCTATTGTAAGATAGTGGGCAGAAGTGCCGATACCGGAAAATGATGGCGACTTAAATTTATGAACCATTTCATCGGCCCATAACGGATTAGTTAATATAACCAATATAAAGAATAATAAGCA